AGTTGTTTAATCGCATTCGATGTTTTATTAACACTTTTAGCGGACTGTTTACCAAACTTGTCTGTTGATGTTTCTGCTTTTTTTAAGTCTGATTTATATTTAGAAAGTCCTACTGCCTCAACAGATACGGACGCTGTTCCTAATCTCATTTTTTGCCTTTCTTAGCTGCTTCACGTTTTCTTTTCTCATTCTGAAAATGAATGATCTGTTCTGAAAGGCTGAGAATTTTAGAAGTAGTTTCGCTTTTTTTACTGCACTGGAAAAGCTCTAAAGCTATATTAATGGCTTCCATTCTTAAAGAGATTGCTTGACCATCTGCACTTAATAAAAGTTGACTTGAACAATATTGATAAATGTTAAAAGTTTCGGCATTATCTAATATTAAATCCGGTTTGCAATCAGCACAGGGTGGGACTCCATAATTCTTCATTTTCTTTTGTTCTTCTGAATCCCACCGTGAGATTTTAAATGCTAATTTGCAACTTTCGCATGGCTGTCTATCTACTCCGGAGAGCCACCAAGCGAATCCGGTAAGTTTTTTTCCTCTTGCTCCCGTTCTGATTCAACCATTTTATTAAGCTTGTCGATCATATCTTTAAGAATGTCTGAAAATCCCTTAAGGTCATTAAGCCTGATTTTGTTTTTCTTATTACATTCAAGCTTCTGACCGGTTACATCGTCAATAATGTTTTCCCAGTCAATTATCCTTACATCAACGGCAGTTTCTATTAATCTTATTTCATCAGGGGAAGATTTGCTTTCACTTATGTTTGTTTTTTCATTAACCACAAAATCTCTTGTCACACAACTTGCAACAAGTCTGTGCTGCTCACCCTGGTTGAGATATTTGAGTTTAATTCTGCCTTTGTCTTTATCTTCGGGAATATCAAACCATTCTGATCTCTCTTTAAAAATTCTCATGTTGCCTTTACCTTTCCGGTAAAAAATGGGGATTCGTCAACCCCCGGCCCTCTTGCAAGAGCTTTATTAATATTAACTTAACGTACCACCATGCAATATAGTAGCCGCTAGTCCTGCCTCTGCTGTTAATGAACCCTCACAATCAAGGGTTAATGTTCCTGCTGCAACGGTTGAGATTGAAGCTAAAATAGCATCATTTGAAGTTGAACCTTCAATAAGCAAAGACTGCCCGGCTACAAACCCGTCTGTTACAAAAGCTGATCCTGAATCCGTGATAGTATCGTTTGTTCCTGAACCCTGTACAAACGCAAGAGTTTCACCATTTACCGGAGTTGTGACCGTTGCACTCATTACCTCTGTATGAGCATTGAAAATAGCAAACAAACCATTCAATACGAGCACACCATTATGAGGTATAACACCATTTGAATCAGCCGCATCTTTGTTAAGTTCTGCAACCTGGAAAGCCGCGTCTGAATCTTCTGCAATATCAACGGTCAAGAAATCTTCATAGTTCAAGTATACCCGGCAATCGGTAAACTTTGTGTTTGCGATATAATAAGTGAAGAGCTGATCATATCCGTTTGTGTCCTGATCGGTATAAGTTCCACTGAAAGTGACATTTCCAAGCTTACCACCTGTGGCAAACTGCCTTGAAATGTATTCACGGAACACTTTAACTGTTACAATTTCTCTTGACACACCGGGCAATCCGATGTTATCAAGTCCGGCAACCTGCGCCTGATTGACACCTCCGTACTGAAGGATGATTGCCATGTCTTCTGCTGTCATATAAGTAGCACTATTAAGAGCCATCTTTAGTTCTCCTGAATTAATGTTCTAAAAGTAATTACTGAAGTAAAATTATCGTCTTTTCTGTAAGACGGAATCCTGTTTTCCCTGAAAAGCCGAACTCCTTTGTATCCTGTTACTGTTAATTCTTTTTTGTGAAACAGGTTAAAAGCTTTTTGAATCATCTGGTCCGCTTCACTCCCACCATCTTCTTCGTCTGAATAAACTTTAATCTGATACAAAGCCTTTTCTATGTTTGATCTAAACGGGTCATTTCCAGTCATTGTGATGTTTCTAAATGTTGCGTAAGGCTTTGTTGGCACTTCGTCTTTCTTGAATCCTTCGGGGTAAAATCTGCCAGCCGCGATCCCTGAACCGCCAATAGCAGAATTAAAGGTATTGTCTGTTACTCCTTTTGCATATATTGCTGTTGCTAATGGATCTGCACTCATAATTTGTTATCATTAAAGATTTTTTTAATGTTATTTTCGTTACTGAATAAAGCATCTCTAAATATTGGTTGTGCTGCCGTACCGGGATGGTGAACCTCTTTACCAAAAAATGACTTGCCATTGCTCAATACTTTTTTATCCTTAACCCTTATAATGTGTGGTTCTGTTCCAAGCTCAATCATTGGCATATAATCAACGTTTGAATAAACAAGCCCTATAAAAGGTTCAAATGCCGTATCAATTGAATCTCTAGCCCTTCCAGAAACAACAGGGCAGTTCATAACAACATCACCAAAAACAAGAAAGGTTGCTTGGCGTATCTTCTTATCAACATCAAACTTAGTTTTTTTAAATACTTGTTTTCCGTTCCATTCAATTTTGGTGGGTTTTTTCATTACTCAACCTGCCTTGTTTGAAAAAAATAAACATTGTTTGACGGGTCAATCCTGGGATTAATTATCTTGTAAACATTGCTATCATCCAAAGTCATTTGATCTGATTTCTTTGGTGTTATTGATAAAGCCGTGAACAGTCTGTTTTCCATTATCACTTTTCTGTCACCCGGAGCAATTAACCCACCACCGGAAAGGATTTCTTGATTGTTGTAATTAACAATAGTTGCTTTAATTGTATGATCCGTATAAGTAACAGCGGCAATTCCCCTACCACTTACAGTTCCTTCAGCGGCTACTTGATAAGTAATATCAACCTTAATATCACCAATTCCTTTTAACCCAGCCTTGACACCTTTTCTGAGTATTGTTCTTATCCCCATTATGCCCTCACAACCGGAACGTTTATACCACCCGGTGAGTATGTTATATATTTTCTGATATAATTTAATGCGGCAACGGAAAACATACCCACGCGATCAGTCTTATCAAATACGATATTGATTGTTTCAACCGTAAGTTCCTTGATTCCCTTTGTTTCAGCATCAACCTGTCTGTCACCCACATATATTGCCCACGCCTGCTCACAGCATGCATACTTCTGAACATCATAAGCTTCTGTGTAGTCGTCTGGGTCAATGGTGATGTTCCAACTCAAGCCGTATGTCAACATCAATGTAGCTTCAATTAACATTCTGGATTTATCCGCGTCCGTAATCACAGCCCACAAAGCATAGCGGTTATACTGATTTAAAAAGTACGCATCCGCTTCAGCTAAGGTTGCAAATGAGTTTGTTATTCCTGCTACTGGATCAGCCATTAATTAACCTCAATATAGTTCTTGACATCTGAACCAATTAGTTTTTTAAGCATCTTTGCGTCCGGGTCCGGCTCAAAATAATCTTCTACGGCCATAACGTGACCTAAAGTGTGACCTTCTCTACCTTTTACACCCTTAATTCCAACACAGACATTATCACCTTCGTCATATGTAGATTTTTTCCCTGAAAACCGCTTCCACAAAGACAAGTCAACAGAACCCTTATCAATTCTTTCGCGCTCAACTTCAGACGCTATATGCTCAGGTGAGTTTTTACATATCTGTTTTACTGTCTTAAATGCAGGTCTATTAAATCCGGTCAGACACATTGCCGGTCTATTTGTTTTCTTAATTATGTGAAATGCTTTACCCCGTAAATTCCAATAGAAAAATGTGTTCTGTCCGACAAGATCGTAGTCCTCAAGATACTTTAGTGACAACATGAAATAATCAGGTCTATACCAATCATCATCTTCCATAATAACAACGGTGTCTGTTTTAACGTGCTTTAGGGCTTCCAACAGGTTGACCCTTAGTGTGTGTATAGGATCAGTCTTTAGTGCTTTCCTGCGGTGGTATTCACACCCTGAGCGGTCTTTTTTAGGTAACATCTTCTTACCATCATCAACAACTATCCATTGTTCGGGCTGGACGGTTTGTCTTGCCATATACGTTTTACACAGCCGGAAAGATTCTGGTCTGTCACCCGTTAAAGTAATGACCGTAAATGGTTGTTTGATAAGTTCGGGTGTGATAAATTCGTGATCTATTTTTTTAACGTGCAGATTAACCTGCTTTTTCATTGCTTTTAAATGTTCAAGTCTGTTTGGATCTTCATATAAATCACCCATATGGTCAGGATATGAATTGTCACCATTAACAAGAAAATCAAAACACATAAAAACAATCTTTTTGCAACCTGTAAATTTAGCAAATTCTATTGCCGCAATTACCGAACAGCAATTATCACCAACAACAGAAACACCGTTATTTTTTAATCCGTAATCTTTTTTCAGGTCAAAGATGTATCTCTGAACGTGATTATCAAACCATCCTTTACTCTCTTTTTCGTGTAACAGCAACGGTGCTCTTTTGGGCTTAACCATACACTCCGGTTTACCGTCTTTCTGCTGTGAAATGATTGAAAAATCAGACGACAGGCCGATGTTTTCTGCGATTTTAATCGCTTCGTTTAGGGGGATCACCAGCCCGCCGCCTTTAAAATGATCTTTGGTTAAATACTTCAATGACGGCCCTTTACCAATAATATAGGCGGTCTGACCGGCATACGTTCCTTTTAGGTCTTGCACTGAACTTGTGACGCCCTTATGGACGGGAGTTTCACCCTTAATTATGGCTGAATAAAACTTAAATGCTTTCCCGTTTCGGATTTCATCTTCAGTCCAAACAGCATAACAAAGCCGCGAAAAGTAACCCGTCAATTTTTCATCGTCTGGAAAATAAGGGTTATCAATGTCTTCAATGTTTGTGTTTCCACATTCAGCCGCCATATTTTCATGGGAACAGAAAACCGGGATTCCTTTTTTAAGTGCATCATTAGCTGAATTAGATGTGTGACACAACACACAATATGCTCCAGACAATGCTTCATCAAAAGACCCGGTGATATTATCAAAGCCACTAATTTTAAAATCCACACTTGGATGTGGCCTAAAAACTATTTTTCGATTAGTTTTCAACTCCTTTACCTGCTTGGCAAGCAAGCTGTTTATCTCTGCCGATTGCCCCAAGACCAGAATATAACCGTCCTCTTTTCTTTCGTGTGTGAGTTTAAGACCAAATTTATCCATACGGTCTGAGGGGCATTCAAATTCCGGCAGCCAATAATGCTTCCCGATGCTTATCGCGTGGGTATTCTCACCAACATAACCGTTCTCAAAAACAAGAGCCTTTATATTAAATCTGTCATAAGTTGAAATAACCTCTCTTGACTTTGGACCAGCACCGCCCCATATTGCAATAAAATCAAAGGGTGCGGTTTCTTTTGGTGAAAAAAAGGCTGGATTCTGCCAGACAGGGCTGTGACCTAAAGCCAAAACCCCATCGGCAAAACCCGTTATAATGTTTCTGTTAATCTTAGCGTACAATCCTACGTTCAATTCAACCCCCTATGCGGTTTCGATTATAATACCGGGACCGTTTTTAATGCTTGTGACTGACTGATCCCAGTATGCGGTTGTTCCGAGATAAGCGTCTGTGGGATTAATACCGGATGCTTCAACATACTTGAAACCCTTAACGGCAACATTAAAGGCATACTCAACCCTGAAACGCCACATGATGTTCTCAAGATCGTCAACCATTGTCATAACCTGGGTTGTATCTTCTGACTGTTCAGCCGTTCCTGCATTCTCAACCAAACCGAGGGTGTAATAGCTGTCAACACCAGATGAAACACCGTCCTCATTAACAAGTGCAGTATCATCAACAACAACTACATTTCTATTAAGGCTGTAAGTCTTGCCTTCTTTAATAGAATATGTGGCAACATCATTTACCGTCTCTTCAATACCATCGGCAACAAGATCATGCCAGGGTTTTGAATGCATAATGTATGTCTTGATTTTACTTGATGCATCACCAAAAAGCTTATTCCCTGTATTTAAAACTGAATAAGAAATGTCTGCCGCTGTTCCATCATAG